TTCCAACCACGTATTGGATTCAAGACACGTTATGGTCTTGTCGCCAACCCATTCGCAGAAGGCGATGCAACCAGCCAAGGTCTTGGTCGCCTCAAGGTCAACAGCAACCGCTACTACAGAAGAGTACAGGTTCTCAACCTTATGTGATTCATTTCACATATCTTCAGGGGTGCCGCAAGGCACCCTTTTTTTATCTAAATAAAAATAAAAAGAATGAAAACTTATAAAGAATTTGTTACGGAAGCTATGCCTTTTGCGGTTATGGGGAAAGCAAGTTCTTATGGTCCAGGTTTATACGGAAATCCAACAGCATCTGGACAGATTTTAACTCCATCAACAAGAGGAATAGCACATAAAACTTTACCTTTAGGAAGTAAAGTAAGACTAACTGATCCTAAAACTAAGAAGAGTGTTGAAACTACAGTAATTGATAGAGGACCATTTGTCGATGATAGGCAAGCAGATATTACAACACAATCAACAAAAGATCTTGGATATAAAGATTATAAGCAATTTGGCGTTAGAGATCTTGACGTTACTCCAGTTCCAAAAGAGAAGCCAAAACCGAAACCAATAAAAGTAACTCAAAGTAAAGGTTTAATGTACGGAAGATATTGAAATGGCATCAGCATTTGCAAACCAAATACAAAATAGAAATTACTTATCTCCAGTTGGATTTAAGTTTACTTTAGCAAAAGCACCTAAGGCAGTTTTTTTCTGCAATTCGGCAAGAATTCCAGAAATCAGTTTAGATCTGGCAAGGCAACCAACATATCTTAAGGATTTAGATGTTCCTGGGGAGAAGTTGACTTACGGAGACTTATCCCTAAGGTTTCTGGTTGATGAGAATATGGAAAATTATATGTCCATTCACAACTGGTTGACTGGTCTTGGATATCCAGAAACTACTCAACAGTTTAAGAATTTGATTACAGATGATGGAGTCTTAGATCAAAAGGAAGCTTTTAGTGATGGAACTTTACATATTTTAAATAATAACTATCAGGAATCTGTTGTAGTTAAGTTTAAAGATTTATTCCCAGTTTCATTATCATCTCTTGATTTTGATGCGACTATGACTGACATTCAGTACTTTACAGCAGAGGTGTCTTTCAAGTATACTGTCTATAATATCCTAGGTAAAAATAATAAACCTCTATGAATCTTGATGAGATTCAGGAGATGTGGCAGAGAGATTCTGTCATAGATCCTGACAATTTGCACGATGAATCTATAAAAATTCCACAATTACACGCTAAGTATTATACAATTTATAATACAATATGTCTTCTCAGAGAAAAGGCAAGAGAAACATATAATAGGGTCAGACTAGAACGCTATAACTACTACACAGGAAAGGCGCCAGCAGAGGTTTACGTTGAAGAACCTTTCCCATATAAGGTTCGGGACAAAGAGGCATTACAGAGGCATATGGATGCCGATGAGAGATTGAATAAAATTGATCTTAAAATTCGGTATTATGACATTATGCTCAAATTTCTTGAAGAAGTTATTAGAACTATTTCTAACCGCACTTATCAAATCAAAAACGCAATTGAGTGGCATAAGTTTCAAGCAGGGTTCAATTGAACCCTTTTTTACTGGCAATAAATATTTGTATCTATATGATATAAAATATGAGTCATTTGATTATATCAAAAAAGAATGAGGTATATCTACAGGTAAAGGCAGAACCACATATTTACTACGAATTAGCAGATCAATTTACCTTTGATGTACCAGGCGCAAAGTTTATGCCCCAGTTTCGCAACAAATACTGGGACGGTAAAATTCGCCTGTTTAATACTCAAAATGGCGAAATTTATGTTGGGTTATTGGATAAACTCGTTCGCTTCTGTGAGACTCACAATTACACGTATGAGTTTGTAAATAATAAGTTCTATGGCCTTCCGTTTGAAGTCAACAAAATGATTTCGAAAGAAGGTGTGAAAGACTATATGTCTTCTATTTGCAAGTATTCTCCCCGTGAGTACCAAGTTGAGGGAGTATACGACGCTTTAAAATATAATCGCAAGTTATTGATATCTCCAACTGCTTCTGGAAAGTCATTAATGATATATTCGATTGTCCGATACTTCGTTGAGAAAGGACAAAATACTCTGATAGTCGTGCCAACGACATCCCTTGTAGAACAGATGTATAAAGACTTTGCAGATTATGGGTGGGACGTGGGTTCATTCTGCCACAAAATTTATGCGGGAAAGGAAAGAGAAACAGACTCTCAGGTGATTATCACTACCTGGCAATCCATCTATAAACTTCCTCGTCAATACTTTTCAAGATTTAATGTGGTTGTTGGTGACGAAGCACACCAGTTTAAATCTAAGTCATTAGTATCTATAATGACAAAACTTTCTGATGCAAAATATCGTTACGGGTTTACTGGAACACTAGATGGTTCACAAACACATAAATGGGTTCTAGAAGGTTTATTTGGTCCTTCCTATAAGATTATTCGCACTGATGAACTTATGGAAAAAGGGCACGTTGCAAAACTTGATATTAAAGTTTTATTATTAAAACATCCTCCACAAAGATTTGAAAAGTATGAGGATGAAGTTCAGTATTTAATTAATCATCAAAAAAGAAATAATCTCATAAAAAATCTTGCCTTGGATCTTAAAGGTAATAGTTTAATATTATTTTCTAGGGTTGAGGGACACGGAGAACCTTTATATAATTTAATAAATACTAACAAACCTGATAATCGTCAAGTTTTTTTTGTTCACGGTGGTGTGGATGTTGATGACAGGGAGCAAGTTAGATCAATAACTGAAAAGGAAAATAATGCAATCATCGTTGCTTCTTACGGCACTTTTTCTACTGGTATTAATATTAGAAATTTACATAATGTCATCTTTGCTTCCCCTAGTAAATCAAGAGTCAGAAATCTCCAATCAATTGGAAGAGTTCTCAGAAAAGGAGAAAACAAAGTAAAAGCAACTCTATATGATATTGCAGATGATATCAGTTATAAATCAAGAAAAAACTATACACTTAATCATTTAATTGAAAGAATTAAAATTTATAATGAAGAAAACTTTAATTACGATATTGTCAATATACAGATAAAGGAATAATGGGAGAAGAGTTTTATTGTGTTTTAAAACTGGTTTCTGGTGAAGAAGTATTCTCTTTGATCTCTATTGATGAGAATGATGGAGATCCTTTGATTATTCTTCAAAATCCAGTCATTATGAAAATGATTAATAATGCAAAAGGAATGTTTGTTAAAGTTAAACCTTGGATGGAAATTCCAGATGACGATATTTTTATCATTAGACCTGATAAGGTTATAACGATGACAGAAGTATCAGACAGTAATATGATTCATTTTTATGAAAAATATGTTAATGATAGTGAAGAAGAAGTTCAGGTTACTACCAAAGGTAAAAGTGGTCAGGTAAATATATCTTCGAAGATGGGATTTATATCAACCGTAGAGGATGCCCGTAAGAAACTTGAAGATATATTTAAGAATAATAAAGAAAGCTAAAGTATTATCTTCAACCTTAGCAAAGCGATTCTACTCATATTTTCAGTATTTGTCAATACCCTTAAGTGTGCTATAATGAACGTAACAATTCATATATAAAAACAATGTTATGTCCAAGAAAAAATCAGAACATTATGTAAATAACAAAGAATTATTAGAATCACTTATAGTTTATAGAGAAAAGGTTGAGAAAGATTTTTTCCTTAAGAATAATAGGAAACCGACCAGAGAAGATAGATCTAAACACTGGGAAGGAAAACCACCGATTCCAAATTATCTTGGAGAGTGTTTTTTCAAAATAGCAACTCACCTATCATATAAACCAAATTTTATTAATTATATGTTTCGTGAGGATATGATCTCTGATGGGATAGAAAATTGTGTTCAGTATATTCACAATTTTGATCCAGAAAAATCAAAGAATCCTTTTGCCTATTTCACCCAGATTATTCATTATGCCTTCCTGAGAAGGATAAGTAAAGAAAAAAGGCAACTTGAGATCAAGAGTAAGTTGATTGAAAAAACTGGTTTTGATGAGGTAATGATGATTGACGACAGCTTGCTTTCTGGTAGTAGTTCCGACTATAATACGATGAAGGACAATATTCAGTATCGCAATAACCGATGAAAGTCGCCGTCATTACCGACACTCACTATGGTGCAAGAAAGGGTTCAAAGTACCTCCACGACCATTTTGAACTCTTTTATAAAAACATATTTTTTCCATCTCTAAAAGAACACGGGGTAGAAGCAGTCATTCATATGGGTGATGCCTTTGATAGTCGTAAATCAATCGATTATCAAAGTCTTGAATGGGCAAAGAGAGTTGTGTTTGAACCTCTGCGCAATTATGAAGTTCATATGATTATTGGTAATCACGATTGTTACTACAAGAATACCAATAATGTAAATTCTCCAAGTCTTCTCCTTCAGACTTATCCAAATATTAAAACATATAGCTCTCCACAAACCATTCAAGTTGGTGGATTAGACATTATGATGGTTCCTTGGATTTGTACTGAGAACTATGATGAAACTCTAAATCAGATTAGTAAAACCAAAGCAAAGGTTGCTATGGGGCACCTTGAACTTCAGGGTTTTCGTGTGAATCGAAATTTGATTATGGAGGAACATGGTCTGAGTGCAGATATTTTTTCAAAGTTTAACAGAGTATTTTCTGGACATTATCATACTCGATCGGATAATGGGAAGATTTTTTATCTTGGAAATCCTTATGAAATGTATTGGACGGATGTAAATGATACTCGTGGATTCCATATTTTTGATACGGAAACTCTCACACATACTCCAATTAATAACCCTTATAAATTGTTTTATAACATTTATTATGAGGATACTCCATATCAATTGTTTGATGCTAGTGAGTATGAAAATAAAATTGTCAAGGTGATTGTTCGTAAAAAATCTAAACCAAAAGATTTTGAAAAATTTATTGATAAACTTTATACTGCAGGAATTCAAGAACTCAAGATTATTGAGAATTTTGAGATACAAGAAAGCGAAGAATTTGAAATTAGTGAAGATGAAAATACTTTGGCAATTTTGAATCGATATATTGATGAATCTGAATTTGAATTTGATAAAAATATTATCAAAGGAATTTTCCAAGATCTCTATCAACAAGCTTGCGAAGTAGAATAATGTTTCTTCTCACTCTTAAGGACAGAAAAGACGACGGTGCATATGCAGTTCAGGATCAATATGGACATAAAGTTTTGTTTTTGTTTGAAGAAGAAGATGATGCAGTTAGATACGCTCTAATGCTTGAAGATCAAGAAGATCAAGAGATGGATGTAGTTGAAGTTGACGATGAACTTGCCATAAAGACTTGTAAGATGTATAATTACAAGTATGCTGTGGTCACTCCTGACGATATTGTAATTCCCCCTAAACATGTTAGTATTTCACAAGATTAAATGGAAGAACTTTCTTTCAACTGGAAATAATTGGACTGAAGTTGATTTTGAAAAGAATAATACGAATTTAATTATTGGAACAAATGGAGCAGGTAAATCTACAATTTTAGATGCTCTTACGTTTGTTCTTTTTAATAAACCATTTCGTAAGATTAATAAACCCCAATTAGTTAATAGTGTAAATGAAAAAGATTGTGTGGTGGAAATTGAGTTTTCCATCAACAGTAGAGAGTATCTTGTTCGTCGTGGAATTAAACCGAATATCTTCGATATTGAAGTCAACGGTTCACCGCTTCATAAGGAGGCGGATGATCGTGCCAATCAGAGGATTCTTGAGGAGAATATTCTCAAGGTAAACTACAAGTCTTTTACTCAAATTGTAATCCTGGGTAGTAGTACTTTTGTTCCTTTTATGCAACTTACAACGGCAAATCGTCGTGA